GAAGGTGAGAAATAATGGCAAAGAAAAGCATTGAACAGTTAGTGGATGACATTTTAAAAATTAAGGAAGTTGAAAAAGAATTGAAGGAAAAAAGGCAGCAGTTAGAACAACAGCTTTTTGAAAGCGTAGAAAAGCCAGTCGATGGAAAGCCACTTTGGATCGGTGACGACGTGAAAATAGTATGGCGTACTAATGCAAAAATAAGTCAAAGGCAGGCAAAAATTTGGTTTGAAAAGAACCCTGAACTTTCAAAAAGAATATTTTCAATGTCGTTCAAACCAAAAAAATCTGAAATTTCAAAGCTTGAGAGAACAGTCGTGTCGGAACCTGAAAAACTTCCTGAATGGATGAAAGATTTTGATGAAATCAAAAAAGATATTGAGATTGAAGAAAAACCAGCTTTGGAATTCATGAAAAATAAGGAGGTTGAGGAATGATGGCAGAAAAGAAAAATGAAATCGAAGCAAAGAAAAATAACGAAGTAGAAAAAAAAGAAGACATCGGGCTTATAAGACGTATGTTTGCAAAGGGTGCTAATGAAGATGAATTTAGGGTATTTCTAGAACTGGCCAAACGTTATAACCTTGATCCGTTCAAAAGGCAAATATACCTTCTTAAATCAAGCAATTCTAATGAACCAGCTACAATTATGACCAGTCACGCCGGGCTTATTCACATTGCACACGAAAGTGGGAAATGGGCAGGTATGAAGACGCTGTTGTTGACTAAAAGTGGCAAGGAAGTTTTGGTTTGTGATCCAGAAGACATTGCAGGTGCAGTTTGCTATATTTGGCGTACAGACTGGAAAGAACCATTAGTGCATGCAGTTTCTTTTGATGAATATTATAGAAGGATGCCCCATGGTAAAAGAAACATATGGGACGAAAAGCCCGCTACTATGATCAAGAAAGTTGCTGAAGCTGGTGCCTTGCGTAGGGCGTTTGACTTAGGTGGCTTATACACGGAAGATGAAATGGATGTCAACTATTCACCTGTTGAATATGAAGAAGATGTACCAGAACAACCAAAGCAAACTAAAAAGAAAGAACTTCCAAAAAACAACGTAACATACTTGGCTTTGCTAAAACGGATTAAAGAAGTTGAAGAACGGTTTGACGTTAAGAATTTACAAAAGCAATTAGAAAAGAAACTGAATAAGAAATTAGAACAATTTACAGAAAGGCAATTGAAACAAGCGATCAACGCTGTTGATCGTTTGGAAGCAAAAAAGATCGAAGAAATGCAACAGAACACAATTTCAGATGAAGACATTATTGTAGAAGAACCAGAAGGCACCGATGAAGTAGATGAAAGGTTAGAAGAAATAAAACAAATATTTGAAAACTAATATAGAAACAGGCCCGTTTTGGGCCTGTTCTATCATCAAATCTATCATAAAAGGAGGTGAGTAGTGGATGGTGGATCCAGATCTACATTTATATTATATCAAAAATTTTATTCAAAGTCAAATCTTAATAAAAATTAAAATAGAATGTAATATAAAACATAATAAAATGTTGTATAATATATTTAGCAAGGTGGTGAAGATGGCGGTTACTTCGGCGTAGAGAAAATACCGTCATCGATTGTTCCCCGCTAACGGCCCGTTGGTGTAATGAAGAGTTACTTCGCCTGTTAAGCGGGAGGTCGTGGGTTCAAGTCCCACCTGTATGCTTCGGTATACAGTAGCTCAGTTGGTAGAGCGCCAAAATACTCTTCATGATGGTTCCACGGGCTTTTTATTTTTTACCCCCATAGTTTAATCGGTTGAAAACATTGGCCTTTCACGCCAAAGTTACCAGTTCAAATCTGGTTGGGGGTGCCATAACAAAAAATATAAAGGAGGTAATAACATGAAATTGAACACAAAGGAAAAAGCAAAAGTTACACATGAAGGTGCACCTGCAATGGAAATAGACGCTTGCCAAGAATTAAAACGTTCGTTGATGGCATGTATGTTGTGGGAAGACACTTTTTACGAAAACGGCGTTGAAATTGCCCAAAGAATAGAAAAACTGGTTGGGCAAGTTAAACCAGAAGAAGCTTCAAACCTTGCAATCGAAGCCAGAGAACAAATGAAATTACGCCATGCGCCGTTATTAGTAGTTCGAGCAATGGCTAAACTGCCTGAACATAGAAAGTTAGTTGGTGAAACATTAGCAAAAATTATACAACGTCCAGATGAATTGACAGAATTTTTGGCAATTTATTGGAAGGACGGCAAGGAACCACTGGCTTCGCAGGTAAAAAAGGGATTGGCTAAGGCATTTTGTAAGTTCGATGCCTACCAGTTGGCTAAATACAACAGAGATGGACAAGTGAAATTAAGGGACGTTATGTTTCTCACCCACCCGAAGCCAAAAGACAAAGAACAAGAACAGACTTGGAAACAATTGGTAGATGGAACTTTGCCTGCACCGGACACTTGGGAAGTTGCGCTTTCTACTGGCAAAAATAAGAAAGAAACTTGGACAAGGCTGCTATTAGAAAAGAAACTTGGTTCACTTGCCTTATTAAGAAACTTAAGAAACATGAAAGAAGTCGGGGTCGATGCGTCACTTATAGCGGAGTCCATCAAGCAAATGAAAGTTGACAAAGTTTTGCCGTTTCGTTTTATTTCGGCAGCAAAGTACGCACCTGAATTCGCTGAAGAACTTGAAGCAGCTATGTTGAAGAACTTAGAACGTGAAAGAAAATTGCGTGGTAAAACAATACTGCTAATTGATGTGTCAGCTTCAATGGAAGACACATTGTCTGGAAGATCAGAAATGACAAGAATGGATGCAGCGGCTTCGTTGGCTATTTTGGCTAGGGAACTATGCCGAGAAGTAGAAATATATACGTTTTCAACCGACGTTGTAAAAGTTCCAGACACCAAAGGTTTCAAGCTTGTTGATGCTATTATAGACAGCCAGTACCATAGCGGAACTTACTTAGGAAAAGCCGTAGAAGAAATGAACGAAAAAAGCTATGACAGACTGATCGTTTTCACTGATGAACAATCCCATGACTATGTGCCGAGACCGAAAAATCGAGGCTACATGATCAACGTAGCTAACTATGAAAATGGTGTTGGCTACGGTGAATGGGTACATATTGACGGTTTTTCTGAAAACATATTAAAATATATTCAAGAACTGGAAAATTTCATATATTAACAAAATAGTCGGAGGCTTAAATAGCCTTCGGCTTTTTATTATAAATTAAAAGAGGTGATCATATGAAATATAGCAAGTTAATGTCGGTACGTATGGAAGAAGATTTTAGACGGAAAATAAAGGCAGAAGCAGCTTTGCGTGGCATGAGTATGGCGGAACTAATTAGGGAAGCTGTTGAAGAATGGCTTGAAAACCACCCAAGAACAGAAAAGGAGAGTTGAAAATATGGAAAATTATAAAATTAAATACAGTGAATTTGTAAAATAAATTAATTTAAAAAAGGAGGTATAACAATGAAAAACTTAGGTATAGTCTTAATTGTACTTGGTTTCTTTAGTTTGCTAATATTTGGTATGTCAAGCATTGTGGTAAATTCAGCTTTAGGCTTTGCAGCTACATTGTTTTGGTCAGGTTTATTTGTCATAGTCGGTGTTATTTTCTTTTCATTAGGAAACTTGGTTGAAGCTAAAAGGCGTGAAGCAGAAGCAAAAGAAAAATACTATGAAATGAAAGCCGACATTGAACGGCATAAAAATAATGAAAATTAAAGGAGGCATAACTATGGACGGTAAGCAATGGGTAAAATTGATTGAAAACAACCGTGTACCATTAAAACGGGCTATGGAAAGAATGATAGCTAAAGCATTTCAATTGAAAAAAGGTATATTTGAGGTAATTCTTGATGCAAATGGTGAAATTAGAACAAAAATATATTTTTCAAAACCCCACCAAGATGGGAAAACACTTATAGGGGCAGCTATTCCAATTATGCGTGTATATGGGTATAGGACATATGAAGTTGATGAGAATTCATACCAAGAAGTCTGTGAGAACCTTGATTATTTCATTGAAACAGCAAAGAACCATGTTGAAAAATATTACTAAGGAGGTAAGAAAAATGGAAACGGCATTATTTCATTTACGAAAACATGGATGATGAATATACACTTAGAAATGTTTTAGAAGCTGGGAAAGATTAGCAAATAAATTGTTGAACCCCTAAATTTGGGGCTTGCAATTCCTAGTTTTAGGGGTTCTTGTTTAAATTTATAAATATATTGACTTTTTTAAATTAATGTGTTATAATTAATTAAAAATAAGTATTTAAGGAGGCTGACAAAATGGAAAAAGTAGAAAGATTAGGAACTTGGGCAGGAGGAAATATAGAACTAAACAAAGTATTGGTTAAAAGATTAGGCTTTGACACAGCAGGATTTTTAGTTTATTTATTAGAACTTGAAAAAAGCCTTAAAGAATTTGGAGATCCATATGGAACTTGGACTGAAGGGAGTCGTTGGTTTAATGTAGGCATAAAAGTTATAGAAGATGACATTGGTTTATCTTTTTATAAACAAACTAAGTGCATATCAAAACTTGAAGAACTTGGAATTGTAGAACAAAAAAACATGGGCATACCAAGAAAACGCTATTTTAGAATTAAACATGAAAATTTAGCAAAATTTCTTAAGGAGGTAGAATAATAATGACAATTTATACACTTAAAGCGAAAAATTTTAAAGATATTCTTGGATGTGGAGCTGGAATAATTCCAAGAGGAATTTTAAAATCTAAAACTTTGACAATGGGCGAAAAAGTGTTATATGCTTATCTTTCAAGCATCCCATCGGATTATGAAACAGAATTACCTTCTTTTGAAAAATAGCAAAAGATTTGAATATTAATGAAAAAATGGCTAAAGAGTATTTTGATAACTTAGTTAAAAATGGCTATATAGAAAAAACTGATAAGGAGGATTAAATAGAATGCCAAGGGATGAATTAGATCGACGATTTAAAGATGGCTATGGTATCATTTTTAGATCTGTAATGAGAGATACAAACTTAACAATAGGTGCTAAGGCTGTTTATGCCTACCTTTGTACCTTTGCTGGAAATAAAAAAACAGCCTTCCCTTCAAGAAAATTGATGTGTCACGAACTTGGAATAAACAAAGACACTTTAACAAAATATATGAGGAACTTGCTTGATGCTGGCTATATAAAAAAGGAACAAAAAAAAGTCAGTGGTAAATTTGCGCATAATGTTTATACAATTTACGACTTCCCAGAAAGCCCATCGACCGAAAATACCATGTCCGAAAATTACCGTGTCCGAAAATTTCCGACTCCGAAAATTTCGACCACTAATAATAACAGTAATTCTAATAATAACATAGATCTAAATAATATATATATAGTCGAAAACCAAGAAAACGAAAAACAAGAACAAATTCCTTACCAAGAAATAATAGAATACCTTAATGAAAAAACCGGTAAACAATATAGGTATACTACACCAAAAACAAGAGAACTAATAAAAGCACGATGGAAAGAAGGCTTCACATTGGAAGATTTTAAGAAAGTAATTGACAATAAAACGCTATTATGGAAAGGCACTGAAATGGAAACATACCTACGACCTGTAACGCTATTTAGCACTAAATTTGAAAGCTACTTAAATGAAGACCCAGACATTATTTTGAAAATGAAGAAGAAAGAAAAGCAAAAAGAAGAATACAATATTCAAGAATTCTTTAACAACCTTGAAATTGACTACATTATTGAACTTACCGGAAACGAATACAATGCAAAGAAGCGTTTTAATGAATATGCCGAAAAGTACGGTGTAGACAAAGACCAAAGAACATTGTTTAAAGAATTCAGTGCATGGTGTAGAAAGCTTAGGGACGGTGAACGTGTATGAACGTTATAGAACAAAAGGCAGAACAAATTGTGTTAGCTTCCATTCTAGCAAAGCCTGAATTGTTTGATGAAGCCATAAAAAAAATTTCCCCCGAAGACTTCATCAATCAGAAAAACAGGGACATTTTTCAAGCTATGAATGAAGCATTTCTAGGGGGAACACTGCCTACTTTCATGAATATTATACCACACATTAAAGCCACTAGTCAAGAATATTTCATAAAATTGATGGAAGTAACACCGATGTATTTGGACTTTTCACTGGCTTTAGAAGAAATTCGTGAATATAGCAAAAAAAGAAAGCTAAAAGAAGCGGCCGTAGAATTAAACGCAATGCTTAGCAGAAATGAATTCAAACCTGAACAGTTAGCAAGCCTGTATAGTGAAAAGCTTGGAAACATAAAAGACATTGGTGAAGAAGAAAGCAACGATGTGACCGAACTTGTTGACGACATTTTAGAAAGAAAAAGAAAGCTTGAAAATGGTCAAAGTCTTATAGAAATAACTACTGGCTATAATTCTTTAAACTGGCTAACGGATGGCTTTCATAAAACAGAATTGACTATTATAGCGGCCAGACCGGCTATGGGGAAAACGGCTTTAATTCTTAATTTCATGCTAAGGCAAATTAAGCAAGACATACCTGTTTTAATGTTTTCACTAGAAATGTCAAAAAATTCATTGTACAAGCGTTTGCTTTCAATTATTTCGGGTGTTGACGCTGGCAAAATAAACAAAGGGCAATTAAGTGAAAGTGAAGTGAAGAAAATAATAGCAGCTGCGGACTTTCTAGAAAGCAAACGTGACAAACTATTTATAATTGACAAGTCAAACATAACCATTAGCGACATGATTGTTGAAGCAAAAACGCTTAAAAGCAAAGGCATTGAAATAGTGTATATTGACTACTTACAACTTCTTAATACCGAAAGCGTGTACAAAAACAGGGCTATTGAAATGGGTGAAATAAGTAGAAATTTGAAAATATTGGCAAAAGAACTGGACGTTGCAGTCGTGGCAGTGGCACAATTAAACAGGGAAGTAGAACATAGAACGAACAAAAGACCAAATTTAGCCGATCTTAGGGACAGCGGTGAAATAGAACAGAATGCAGACAACGTCTGGTTCTTATACAGGGAAGGCTACTACCTTGAACAAACTGGTGAACAAAGTAGCAATGACAGCCAAACAGAACTTAGCATAGCAAAGCACAGGAACGGACCTACGGGCGTTGTGAACTTGGTTTTTAGGAAAAATACACTGGAATTTTTAGAGGAGGGGAAAATATGAGCTTTAACAAAGTTATTATGGCAGGCAGGTTGACAAAAGAGCCAGAAAGAAGAGTTTCAGGTGAAGGGAAAACATTTGTGAATTTCACGTTAGCAGTGAACAGGAACTACAAGTCGAACGAAGCAGACTTTTTTGACTGTGTAGCATTTGGAAATACTGCTGATTACATTTTAAGTTATGTTCACAAAGGTTATCTAGTATTAATCGAAGGAAACTTGCAAATAGATAAGTGGACTGATAGAAACGGATTGAATCGTACCAAACCGAAGATAATTGCAAATGTTGTCAGAAATTTTGAAAAGAGAAAAGATGATTATCATGGAGATAGTAACAAAACATATAATGAAGTTATGGAAAAAGAGGATAAAGCGCAAGAAAAAGAGCAATTAGACATAAGTGAATTTGAGGATGATAAACTATTCGATGATTTAGAAGATCTTTCGGATGATTCACCATTAGGATATTAAAAAGGAGGTTATGGCGATGAGTGAATTCAATTTAGAGGAAAATTTGAACAGAATAGCAGATGTGTTGGGTGATAGGCTGGAGGAAATGTTGGAAAGCGAGTCGAAGTATAAAAAAAGAATCGAAGAATTGGAACAAGAAAATCACGAACTAATAGAAAAGAACAAGACACTATATCATGAAAATTCTTTCTTGAGGAAAGAATTAGATGAAAAAGATGAAGTTAAAAAACTTTTAGCTGATATAGCTGTTTTGAAAAAAGAAAACGAAAATCTGAAATATTGGTATGAGAAACTAAATCAAAAGTTTGGAAAAATAGAGGGTGAGAACAAACTACTACTATCATATCAAGAGCAAAACAGAAAATTATTAGAAAGCAATAAGTCGTTGGTTGAAGAAGTGGAGCGGCTTAGAAAAGAAAACAAATATTTGGAAAGGGAAAATGCGAAGCTTAGGGAAATAAAAGGCAGGCATATATTAGACTGTTAAAAATAAAAAGGGGGTAGTAAAATGAATGAAGGTAGGGAACAGGTAAGTGAAGAAATTAGAATGTTAGATTTGTTGTTGGAACTAATCAGTAGTAAGTTAAAAAGCAAATTTGCCGAAAGGGAACTAATGCAAAGGTTTTATTATTCAAAAGAAATGGACTACGAAATGACTAAGGAAATTCTTGAATACCAACGACTGTACAACTACGTTGATGAACGGAAAGCTGCTATAATAGCTATAGCAAGTGAAAGCGACAAATGAAAAGCTACAATAAGTACAACAACAGAAAAGTAGAATACGATGGGTATAAGTTTGATAGCAAAAAAGAAGCTGACTTTTATAAGAAGCTGAAAGCGTTGCAGAAAGCTGGTAAGGTTAAAAAAATAGAAGTACACCCGAAGTTTGAACTACAACCAAGCTTTAAGAAAAACGGCAAAACGTACAGGGCAATAAATTATTATGGTGACTTTCTTGTAACTTATAACGATGGCAGTATAAGACTATATGACACAAAAGGTAAAAGAACAGAAGTATACAAAATAAAAAAGAAGCTGTTTGAATATAAATACAAAGATCTAACAATAGAAGAGGTTTAACAGCCTCTTCTATTTTTTATTTGCTTTTTATTGTATATATGTGGTATAATTGTATATGAAATATGCAATTGTATAATTTGCATAATTTTGCATCAGAACTTTTCTAACGTTTAGTAATAAAAATATAATGTATTCGTAAACAAGGGGGTATAAATATGGCAAGACCAAAATTGAATAAAGAAATACACGATCTTGCCGTCAAGCTTGTTGAACAAGGAATAAAAAAAGAATATATATATGGTGCTTTAGGAATTACGAAAACAACGTATTGGGAATGGCTGAAAAAAGGTAAACAGGCTAAAAGTGGAAAATATAAAGAATTCTATGACGACATAAACAAAGCTGAAAGCAGGGCTATACAGAAGCTTCAAAAAGGTATGCTGGAAACTGGAAAAGATGACTGGCATATGTACAAAGAAGCTTTAGCGATGTTTTGGCGTGATGAATTTGGTGAAAAGAAATCAATTGAGGTGGAGGGAGAAAACGGCATAAAGATAGTAATAGAAGAGGTTGACGCAAGTGTTAGAGACAGCAAAAACAGCAGAAATAAAGATACAAGCGAATAAAAAAATATATGAATTTCTAAAAAGTACAAATTATAAGATCTACGTAATATATGGTGGGGCTGGCAGTGGTAAGTCGTATACAGTTACACAATTTCTTATTGCTAGAAGATTATTAAGGTACAAAAATAAGCGTCTTTTAGTGACAAGAAAATACAACCCATCTTTAAAGCAAACGGCATATAGCCTTATGCTTGAATGGCTTCAAAAATTCAAAGTTAAATACGAAGAAAAGAAGTCAGAACAAGTTATTAAGCTTCCGAACGGCAGTGAAATTCTTTTTCGTGGAATGGACGATGCTGAAAAAATAAAGTCAAGTGAATTCAACTATATATGGATGGAAGAAGCAACAGAATTCACTATGCAGGACTTTTTACAACTACGACTTAGGCTTAGGCGTGCTAACGCCGGGCAACGCAATCAAATGTTTTTAACATTCAACCCAGTGTCTTCTTGGGTAACTGATCATTTCTTGAAGCAAGAACAGGAAGACGTAGGCGTTCTAAAAACTACCTATAAAGACAATATACGTTTTCTTGATGATGACTATGTCAAAGCTTTAGAAGGTTTGGCAAACCAAGATCTTAGCTTTTACCAAATTTATGCATTGGGACAGGTTGCAGAACTTAAAAATAAAGTGTATAATAATTATGTAGTTGTAAAAGATCTGCCTTCAAGCTACGATGAAATTATTTATGGTGTTGACTTTGGTTATAATAACCCCAGTGTCATTTTGGAAATTGGAATAAAAGACGATGACGTTTATATAATAAAAGAATTGTACAAAACACATTTGACAAATTCAGAACTTATAGAAGAAATGAAAACATTTGTACATGCAAATTCAGATGTATATGCAGATGCAGCTGAACCAGATCGTATAAAAGAAATAGAACAAGCAGGTTTCAATATATACCCTGCTAAGAAGGAAGTAAAGAATGGAATTGACTTTTTGAAGCGAAAGAAAATATACATTCACGAAAATTGTACAAATACCATAGAAGAAATAAAGAACTACAAATACAAAGAAGACAGGCAAGGGAATGTTTTAGAAGAACCAGTCAAATTTAACGATCATGCGATGGATGCAATGCGTTATGCTGTATATACACATGAAACGAAATATGGTGAACCAACGATCAGGTTTATATAGGGGGCAGTAGAATGCCGAATATATTTGGAAGGCTATTTCAAAAGCTTAATCCGTTCAAACAATACAAAACACCACCGCCTGAATGGTCATGGCAAACGAATTATATGACTGAAGCACCTGCAATGACTACACAAGAATATTTGAACGTGTACGGTAAAGTTTCAACCGTGTATTCGTGCGTGCGTATAATAGCACAGACAATAGCGGCGGTTAATTGGAAAATAAAGAAAAACGACCAAGAAATAAAAGATCACCTTGCTTTAGAACTTTTCAAAAATCCTGTACCATTCTTAACCAGATGGGAACTATTCTACCTTACTGCACAGCACTTAGAACTTACCGGTGAAGCCATGTGGCTTCTATTGAAAAACAAGCAAAACAAAATTCTTGGTTTGCTTCCGATCAACCCTACTATGTTACAACTAAACATAAACGAAATGAATATGCCTGAAAACTGGGAATTTCACGGTACGCATGGGCGTGTCACAATAGACCTAGAAGACGTTTTATTCTTCAAATACCCAAACCCGATCAATATATACAGGGGCATGTCACCGCTTCAAGCTGCAGCTATGGAAGTAGATGCTACCTACTACGCAAGTCAGTGGAATAAGAATTTCTTTTTTAATTCAGCTATGCCGTCGGCAGGCTTCACGTTCCAAGAAAAGCTAAGTGATCAAGCTTACTTGCGTTTGAAAAAGCAAATTACAGAAAATTTTCAAGGTGTGAAAAATGCACATAAGTTTATAATTCTTGAAGGTGGGGCAGATGTAAAGAACTTGCAACTTTCACAGAAAGACATGGAGTTTTTAGAACTAAAGAAATACAGCCGTGAAGAAATAGCTTCAACGTTTGGTGTACCACTTACAAAGCTTGGTTTGAATGAAAATTCTAACAAAGCAACGGCATATGTGAACGACTTAACGTTTGCAAAAAACACAATAACGCCAAGGCTAAGAATGATCAAAGAAGTAATGAATAAATATTTTCTTAGTCAGTTTGAAGATGGACTAGAATTTGACTTTGAATCGGTTATACCTACCGATGAAGAACTGGAAATACAAAAGAACGTGCAGTATGTGAATGCTAATATTCTAACAGTGAACGAAGTCAGGGAAAAGCTGGGTAAGAAGCCAGTCAAATGGGGTGATGCACCGTTACAACCATTGTTATTTAGTGCTGGTGAACATGGTAAACAAGTTATAACCAAGAAAGTCGATCACGAAGCATATTGGAAAGACTTGACGTCAAAGAAAAGCAAAGATGAAAGTTACTTCCAAGGTTGGGTAACGAATAGGTTTACCAAACAAGAAAAACAGGCAATAGAAAATTTAAGAAATATAAAAAGCATTGGTAAAGCTATTTCAAAGCAAGAAGCTGAAAAGATGGCTGATGAAATATTGAATTTCTTATTGTCAGATGAAGAATTGGAAGCATGGCAGGGCAAATATGAAGATGTATTCACAAAATTAAGCAAAGAAGAACTTGACGACTTTGTTGACAGGTTTGGTATAGACGTCAATTTCACAGAAGCAGACGGGGCTGTGTTATGGAAACTAACCGAAAACAAACAACGTTTTGCAAAGCAAATTAATACAACAACTTACACGCAATTAAAAAACAGTCTTATAGAAGGTTTTTTCAACGGTGAAGGCGAACGTGAAATGGCTAAACGTGTAGAGGAAATAATGACCCTTTCAAAGAGGCAACGATCAGCGACAATAGCCAGAACTGAAACGTTTGGTGTTGTGAACATGGTACACGATGAAGCAATGAAGCATGGAAACGTGCAGTACAAACAATGGTACACGGCACTGGATGAACGTGTTAGACCAGACCATATGGCAGCGCACGGGCAAATTGTGAAAGTCACCGATGAATTTCGTGTCGGCGGTGATCTTTTGGAATACCCCGGCGATCCGAATGGTAGACCTGAAAACGTGATCAATTGTCGTTGTGTGTCGGTACCATACATAAGTGAGGTGAACGCATGAAGAATATAATTCAAAAACAGATCGTAGAATTAAAAGCAATAGACGAAGAAAAACGCACAATAACAGCAGTTGCAAGCACAGAAACACCAGACCGTTTTGGTGATGTAGTGAAGTCAAACGGTTGGGAACTTGACAATTTCAAGAAGAACCCTACCATCGTTTGGGGGCATGATTACAAACAGCTTCCAATAGCCAAGGCAACGGACATCGCAGTACGAAATAATCAGCTAATATTTACCGCAGAATTCCCGGAAGAAGGGCTTAACCCCCAAGCAGACACTATTTTTAAGTACTTCAAAAACGGTTTTCTTAAGGCTTTCAGCGTAGGTTTCATACCACTTGAATACGAACGTAACGAATTCGGTGGAACTACATTCTTGAAGCAGGAACTTCTTGAAATTTCAGCGGTTGTTGTACCTGCGAACCAAGAAGCGTTAGCGATGGCAGTGAAGGCAGTTGTACCATACCAAGATCTACCTTTGGCAGACATGGAACGTGAATGGGATGCCGGGACTGCCGTCAAACGTGTACGTGACTGGGCTACTACAAACGATGAAGTAGACTTCACAAAATACAGAAGGGCGTTCTTGTGGTATGACAGTGAAAATCCTGAATTGTTGGGATCATACAAACTACCTATTGCCGACGTGATCGATGGAAGCTTGAAAGCTGTACCACGTGCAATATTTGCAGCTGCTGCAGCTATACAAGGTGCAAGGGGTGGTGTTGACATACCAGATGCAGACAAAGAAAAAATTAGAAACGTGCTTTCTAAGTACTACGAAAAAATGGATCGAACGCCACCATGGGAAGAAGAAGGCATAAACGAAAATACAACAAATAAAAAAGAAGGGGTGAATAACATGGAACAAGAAAACAAAAAAGAAACAGAACAACTGGACATAAAGCAAATAATTGAAGAAACATTGAAAGCATATGAACAAAAGAAAGAAGCTGAAAAGAAAGAAACAAAACAAGAAGAAAACAAAGAAGTTGAAAAAGAAGAAAATAACGAAGAAAAGAAAGAAGAAAAAAAGGAAGATGGAAGTAAAGAAATGAAAGAAGAAATAAAAGAATTTCAAAAAGCTTTCTACACAACGAATGTAAATGGTAAACCACAGAAAAGCGAACTTGATGAAAAAGCAAAGAAAGAAATAAATACATTCATAAGGGCTATTGTTAACAAAGACAATTCTGTTTTGAAAGATCTCACCGGCGGTGTCGATGCTTCAGGTGGTTACTTGGTACCTGAAACGTTGCAAAGACAAGTGTTGGACTTAGTTGTTGAAAAATATGGTGTTGTCAGGCCAAGGGCATTCGTTATACCTAACCTAAGTTCAAAAGTAACTAAATGGACAACCTTAACAGCAAAACCGGGGTTAACTTGGATTGAAGAATACGACGGTTCTAATGAAGCAAACGCAACAATACCTACTGGTCAACCCACTTTTGGAAGGTTAACCTTGACCGTTCATGATGCTGGTCTAATAGTACCCGTTACAAATGACGTATTGTATGACGCAAATATTGACATAAGCGGACTTATTTCAAACTTGTTCGCTGAAGCACAAGCCTACGAAGAAGACTTTCAAGCTATACAGGGTACAGGTGCACCATTTACCGGTGTTTTCAACGATCCAAATGTAAACGTGAAAGCGTTAGACGTTGACAAGCTTGTACACGACATAACTGCTGATGACTTGATTGACTTGATGGCTATGGTACCCGCACGTTATGCTAACGGTGCTGTATTCGTTGCAAGCAGAACCGTTGCAGCCGTGCTGAAACAAATAAAAGACGGTGCTGGACGCTATGTCTTTGACCCAGCACAGAATACAATATTTGGTGTACCTATTGTTGAAAGTGACGTAATGCCTGCCGTTACAGACGTTGACACTGTGGACACAGACGCAGACAAACCTATACTGGTATTTGGAAACTTAGGTGAAATAATGATTGGTGACTACCAAAGAATGTCGGTCGCCTTGGCAGACCAAGCAACAGTGGGCGGCAAAAGCTTGTTTGAACTAAATGAAAGTGCCTTCAGGGTTATAATCAGACTTGCAATGGCAATAAGACAACCAAAGGCTTTTGCAGTACTTAAGACTGGACCTGCTGCTTAGTAAAATAACGGGGGTGTTACCATGATCGTAACACTGGAAGAAGTAAAGAACTTTCTTAAAATAACAGACACATCACAAGATCAATATTTGTCAAAGCTTCAAGAAGGCGCTGAAGCATACATAAAAGAATATTGTGGAAGGGAATTTGAAAACGGGACACATGAAGCATTGATCTGGGTAGAAAACGAGTTTGGTTTTCTACCCGATCCCCCCGTTACTGACGTCACGTCTGTTATAAACGAAAGTGGTGTTGAACTAACATCGTACACATTTACACCATACGGTACTATTATAGTCGACGGTGTGAACAAAGAATTGTTAAGCGTAACATATGTTGGTGGAAGTGTACCAAACGACATTAAATTAGCTGTTTTAAGACTGATCGAATATTTGTACCAGAAGGCTGAAGCTATACATAGTCAGAACTTTGAAGGTGTGAACGTGACGTTTTCAGAAGTACCGAACTTTGTGCGTGAAGTACTAGACAAGCACAAAGTTAAAAGGTTGTGATGTTATGTTTGACAATAAGGTCATTCTTGAATACCAGTTTAGACTATTACCAAAAACACGAATAACGGTGAAAGTACCAAATGGCTATACGTTTGATCCGGTGACGCAAGTACAAGTACCAAACTATGTTGAAACGAATGTAGAAGCTTATGTTGGTTGGTTTGACAGCAGAACAATAAACAATTTAAACAACAGACTTAATGTTGACAGTCGAAAAGTGCTTTTAAAACCGTTGCCGATGTCATCGGATTCAATAATAGTTATAGATGGCAAAGAATATACAATAACGTACATGCAGGTATATGAAGAAGTCATTGTTTTAGGTGTGAATGAAAAGTGAAAGCTAACGACGTAGAAATACAGCACAACGTTGATGAATTGAATAAGGCATTAAAGCGTATAGCAAAGCTACATCCGAACTTAGCCAAAAATATAATAAACAGAATAGCTTGGGGCGTATACGGCGACCTTGTAGAAAAGACACCGATCGACACGGGAACAGCACGACATCACTGGAAAATACAAGCTTTAGCAGACGGACTTACATACGAAATTTCTAACAACGTTGGTTACATTCTTTACCTTGAATACGGTGTTAAAGGACATCCACTTAGTACCGACATAGAAAAACGTATGAATTCTTTAAAGTACCTATTTGCAACTGGTATTTTAGTGAACGACGGTATGGGCGGTGTAATATATACGTATACACCAAAAGAACAGCATCCGGGCTTTATTCGTGAAACACTGCGTGAATGGCAAACGAAAGGGTTAACAGTCATTAAGAATGAAATAACACAATTTCTTTTGAAGGAAACAAGGGGACTTAGAAAATGACAAAAGATCTGTATTTGAACATCCTATATTCAATACGCTACTTTCTTCATGAAATACCGGGTTTAAACATACCTTGGTATTTCACACAAAACATACCATTCACAGATGACAGCTTTGTAGAAGCTACCGGTGCAATGATGGACTTTTCACAAGAAACAAACGAATGGAATAGCTTTGCAAATATAAATGTGTACAGCAAAACGCAAGCGAATGAAATAACGGCTGCTATTGTAGATGGCTTAAAAAATATGTATATAACCGTCTATGACTTTGTGAATAGTCAACCAACAGTAGTAGTTGAACATATTGAAATAGAAAGAATTGTAACGACTGCCTTGGGGCAACTTGACAGCGGACATGCTGTGAATAACGTAAGTGTGTACTATAAAATATTAACGAGGTGATGAAAAATGGCAAAAGGTTACCCATTACGAAAAACATCAGTACAATTTTACGATGGAACTGAAACAACACCAAAAACGCTGGACATAACAGGTTATGCTTCGTTACCTGAATTTGGCGATGTGAAAGTCAGAACAAACGTAGAACCAAGACTTGACCGTGGAATGATCAGCCATATGGATTATGCTGACGACACACTGGAACAGCCAGAAGTTTCTATGACTGTGGACTTAGTAGACACGTATTTGTCAACGTCAAATGACAAAATTTCAGAATGGTTTGACGAACATTCACAAGATGGAACACCACTTGTTTCAACGAATGATGGCAACGCACAAGCAAGGGCAGACGATGGAACTTTGAAAAACATCGGTATTCCAACCGACATATTTACATGTGGAATGAAATTGACTTTCAACGACATAACCGGTGCTGGAACTATTACACGTGACTACAAATACGTTCAACCTGTTAGCGTAACTATTTCATCGGAAACGACTGGAACGAAAATAAATTTCACTGTAAAGCTATTAGGTACTTATACAACTGCTTAAAGGGGCTTTCTAAATGAAAACGATGAACAAGCGTTTCATCGATCTTAAAGTTGAAGAAATGCAAAAAGAAAATACCGGAATATTAGCTGGTTCATTCAATTTAGACCGCTATGGCAAAGGCGTAGACTATGGAAAAGCAGTTATAGAAAGCTATACGGTCATAAACCAACTTGGCAGTTTTGGTGACTTTGAAAGTGGTAGTGGTCTTGCAAATGGCTGGAATGAAGCTGATGCCGGGAACGATGCTACACCGACATTGTCTACAGCATATAGGCAAAGTGGTTCGTATTCACAGAAATATGAAACCACGAATGCAACGTTGAACGATTCATATTTGTATAGAAATATTCAGCTAAAGCAAGGCCACGTTTATTTTTTCAAAGGGTATATAAAAACAGCGACAAATAGCGACAACATAAACAGCCTTGGCAAAGTAGAAATAGGCGACATAGTTATAAACAACGCTGGTGTTCAAGACAAGTTTATAGCTACATCGTTTGCTTTTACAGGTGCAACTGGAAATTACCCGCTGCGTATTTGGTTGAAAGACGCTACCTGTGAAGCTACAAAAACTTATACATTCTGGGCAGACGCTTTCATGCTAGTAGACTTGACAAACATGGACGTTATGCCGACTGGCTTAAAAGCTTTCTTCAAACCATTAGAAAATTTTACTTCATTAGCTACGTCAGATCCTGTTTTAGCAAGCGATGGCAGAAGTTTAGCAGGTAACGAATGGTTAAACGAACTTATACCGTATACAAACAGCATTAAAACCGTTAACAGTGGAACGACCACGACAACCGTTATTGAACACGAAGGCACTTGGGGTAATAGGTTGGAATTCAATTCAGAACTAATTGGTTATTTTGGTATATATGACAAACTAAGTGATGATGGTGAACTTACCAAACGATGGCAAAAAGAAACCGTAACAATAGCAGATGGCAGCGGAACTGTTTCAAAAAGTGGGCAAACGAATTGTTTTCTAATTTCAGGCGATGGTTTGTACTACGATGCTTCTATTTCAGGAACTACTGTAACAACTACTGCACCAGACGGAAGTTATACGGCTTACTACACGTTGACCAACTATGAAATAAGCGATGTAGAAATAGTTTCAACGTTGTCTACTGTAAAGGAAAGTCAAAACATTTTTGAAAGTTGGCAATGGGTCAAGAATGAATTTATAGCTGACGGAAGCGTTAAAACATTTAATTTAAGCCAGACGGCTGTTTTACCTTATTCTGTGTTTATAAACGGTGAAGAAGTAACTGATCGTGAAGTTACAAAGCTTTCTACAAGTTTCACGTTTACAACGGCACCAAGGAACGGGGCTATTATTGAAGCTTATTTTAATAAAAGCTGGGTGCCTGTTTCAATAGCTATGGAACTATACGAACCAACCAAATTTCAAGAAACGCTTTCACATTTCACAGAATTGGACGTTTCAGAAAGAACAAACGTTGAAACGAACGAACTTGAATATAGCTTACAAGAAAAAATTATTTTAAGTCGACGTTATGAAATTTCACTAAGCAAAGATCTTATTG